TTGTATTGTAATCCCAAATAGCAAAAGCACCCTTTTTATCTATTAAAGTTCGTGAATACTTAACCTTTATAGTTTGTTCAAATAGTTTTATGTTAGCAGGTATAAACATTATTTAATTTTTTCAACATAAAATCCTATTTTTTCAGTTTCTTTTTGTGCTGGGTCAATTTCAATAGTATTCTGTTGTTCCCAATATAACCCATCTGCACCATGTTTCCCGAGCTTACGTTCAACAACTGTTGGTTCTTTATTTGTTTTTTTCGACATAATAACCTACTGGTTCAGATTCAACTCTAGCTGAATCAAATTCATATTTTCGCAACTGAATTACTCTATATTCACCACCACCTGCAAAATAACTTACTTCATAATAATCAACCTTACCCATCCTAAACATCGTTCCTATTATCGTTCCTGTCGACTTTAAATTAGTAATATATACCTGCGTTCCGTCCTTAAATGTTTTAGTAATAGACATTAATACACCTTACCTTTTATAATCTTTAAATTACTAAAATGATATTCACCTGTTTTTATATCGTGGTCCACAAATCCAAATCCTAAATTATGTTTATTAATTGGCATGTACAAGGGATTTAAACCACAAAGACATCCAACCGAGTGAACACTTATAACCTCACCATTCATTGCTGTTTCAACGTGTGTTGAAGTTTTATGATAGTGTCCAATTATACAACTACTAATTGTTTTTAAGAATGCTGACCGAGATGGATTAACACCACCAGCACCACCCGCTAATTCGTGTCCATGTAATACCGATAATTTCCCTATTTTTATTATTCGTTTATCTTTAACATGGTCTATTCCTAGTTCTCCTAACTTTAGTCTTACATCTAATCTAAATTCTGTATCGTCAAATATTTCAGGGGCTTTCACGTATAACCATCTTTCCCATCTATCGTCATGGTTTCCCTCTTTGAACACTATCTTTGCCTTTGGAAATACTATTCTTAATGACTTTAAAAATTGCCTTACTGCTTCAAATTCTTGTGCTGTTGTTCTCATTCTCCAGTCCTTTTCAAATCTTGAATGATTAGGCATATCCATTAAGTCCCCATTAATTAATATACAATTAGCTCCTTTATCAAAGCCATATTGTAAAGCTAATTCAATAGCCTTGTTATCTTGATATGGAATATGTAAATCAGAAATTATTAATATTTTTGATTGGGTAATTAAATAGGGTGTATAATCGTTTGCAAATGATTCGGGAAGGTTAAAAGGATTTCTATTGTTAGTTATTGGCTTAATCAAACTTTTATCGGATAACTTATCTGAATTATATTTACCATTATGACCTCTTATTAGTCTAATGGATGACCTTGCCGTTTCAACATTTGTAAGATGTGGAAACTCTTTATAAAGTATCTTAGCTAGTGTTAAATCAGGGGAATCAGGAAACTTACTACATAATTCTTCACCTCTTAATCTTACTAAACCTTTTTTGTTTGCCATGATTTTTAAATTAATTTAGTGCCAATATAATAATATTTAATTACCTTTGCCTAGCTGTTGAAAGTTAATAGGACGGGTGCAGCAACCATCTAGCGCAAAAGTAACTTGTAAATTTGGCATTAATATTATTAGTGCCATTTTTATTTTATTGTTAATTTAATCGAATCTCCAACCAAGCCCATTAATTTAGCAAATGTTTTTTTACTATTTAAAATATCAAGTTCGCCATCTTTATTCAAATCTCCATAACCCTTACCAACCAACACGCATCCACGAATATCACTATTGTAATTTCCGATATGAATACAAACACCGCTTCTATTATGCACATTTTGAATAGCAAAATGGTCATAAGGTATAGCATGTGTTGGACCTACCTTCACAACATTATAAATTCCTTTAGGAATACAACTTATTTGTGGATGATTTCCTTTATCGGCTAACTCTAACGTATCACATTCAAAAAACACATCTTGCTTATCACCAATTAATTTTAGTTTTCCAAGTGTTTGTTTTTCGTCAGATAAATCTCTAATGATTATTACTTCCATTTCTGCAATTATTTAGTAAAATTATGTATTCTAAAACCATTCTATTCTGCCGTATTAAACTATCTTTATATATTTCCTTTGCTGAACACTGTTGCAGATACAAGTTATACCATCTATCTCGATAATCTTCTTGTCCTTTAACATAAGCAAATGCACAACTAATTGATAGTATTAACCCGAATAAAATAATAATGTAGAATCGGTCCTTCCATTTCATAAATTATTTTTTAAGAACCTTATCGAATAACATCGAATCAATTACTATCCTTCGCTCCATTCTGTTAATGAAAGCATCTTGGCGCTTATTCATTTCCTCCATCCTTATATCATGCTCTTTTTTATCAATTATGTAGTCTTTAAAATTAGCCTTACAAGCTGGAGGCATTGCTGAAGTCAATAGAAAGATAATGAATGTTATTGTGAGCGTTCCCAAGCATCCTATTCCTGTTAAAATAAAAGCCTTTTGATACCATGTTAAAGATTGGTGTGTTGTCATTATTGAGGAATTGAACACCTATCAAATGGAGATGATATTCTTAATTTCATATTACACCAATTACCGTATAATTCACAATCGAAGCTATCTTCAAAATCTGTTATAGTTATTGAAGAGGTGTCAAATGACCAATCATAAATAGTTGATTGAACTTGATATATAACATCTAATAGTATTAATAATGTATCTGATAATACTTCAGTTTTATTTGATAAATCCTTCTGAACTAAATCTCCAATATATATTTTAAAATTATAAGTAAGCACCGATGTTTGTAGTAAAGAAGGCTCTAATACAACTATCATAGCAGGACAATTAACAACACCACTACTTGCAAAATCATACTCTTCCCCAAAAAAGAAATGATTTATTTGCTTATGATTTTCAGCAATATTATTTAGATTTTTTACTACTTGATTTATTGTCATTCAATTTCTTTTTCTTGAAATATTCTTCTATCTTTTTAATAAACTTTTCTGAGATATAATCTTTCGGTTTTGCCATTACATATTATTATCAGATGGTGAAATTGGTAAGCCATAAGTATTTGGTGCAAAATCTAAATTCCAACCTGTATCATAATTATTTCTATTAGGTAGTACTGTGTCAATTGAACTACCAGGCTGATTAAATAAAGGATAACTATTTACATTTGATAATAAATATTTTGTTACTGCTTGACTAAAATATCCTGCTTTATCTTTTGATGAATCTTTTAATCGAATTATATCCACTTGGTCTACTGGCTGTGAGTTATCCGAACTCTTTACCATTATTGCCTTATTGGTTATTTTGTAATTAAAGATGTCCATACCTTCGTATAGTACCCAATATTTTAACGCATCTTGAATATAGTCATCTAACAAGGTACGATTTAATGAAGTAGTAGTTCCTGCAACTATTTGCCCCGAAATCTCGTTATACAATGCTGTTCCTAAAATTGGTAGTATGTGTATTTTTTGAGAATCTGCAATAAGATTAGTAAGATACTTATCATCGACATTACCATCGATGTTAGTGTTGTCTTTAATAAATTGTTCTTTGATAAATAAACCTGTTGCCATTTTATTTTAGTTTAACTATATTTTGTTTCCAAATATGCCTACATTGTGGAGTGGGTGCATCTGTTTTTGGATTAGTGTACCAACCACCTTTATACTCCCAAACATCCAAATCCATTCCATTAGAAAGATTATCAATTTCATTTCTTGTATATAATTTATTTAATGAAATTAATTTAGTACAAAATTCTCTAGATTTACCTATTAATGCAGGAGCGTTATGTCTTAATTCATAACTATAAAGCACCTCTACATTAGCAGTTTTTGCACCTTCTTCTAGTATAACAGATGTCCCTAAGTCTGTTGGAGAATAACCTACATTTGTTGAATCAATATAACCTCCTGATTCAAGACCTGAAATTATTTTACCTATTTCTTTTGTTGAACTTTTTAATGCTTTTGCAATTTCTTCAAGTGGCATCTTTTCATCCTTACCAAGTAAATCAATTACACTCCTTTCAATAGATGATAATTCATTTGCAAAATATTCTTTTTCAGATTTACGAATAGTAAAATAATTAGCATGTTCTATTTCTTTTGTTTTTAAAATAGTGAACAACCCTCTATCTCTACCGATTGAACCAAATGATTCTAAAATGTTTTTTTGTTTCGCTAATTGTGTATCTGTTTTGGTTGTGGTAGTAGTAGTAACCATTCCTCCCGAAAGTCCAACTAATGCCCTAATTTCGGCTGCTGTCATGCTTTCTAAAACCTTGTTTGCAACTAATGGAGATAATGAATTAATGCTATCAATAACGTGTTTACTAGCTTCGCTTTCATTCTCTTTTTTAGGTAATGGTATCCCTAATTTTTCTTTAACGTAATCAACTGGCATAGCTTGTACTATTAACGATTCAGGGATTCCTGCGCCAATTGCCTCTGTTGGTTTTAAATATAATTTAGAAGGAATATTTTTTAATGTCAAAAACTTATTAAAAATCTTTTCTAATATTTGTTGACGTTTAGAAATATATGTATTTTGGAACAACTCATAAGCCTCTTGTATCTCACTCCTACCACCTAATTGTCCCTCTGTCTTAACTCCAAATAACATTGGTGAACTAACTTTGTGTCCTGTGAATATCTCTTGTCTTACATCCTTTTTTAATTCAATATATCTTTTATCTAAATCATTACCACTTAACGAAGTTACTTCACTCCCCCTTTCTTTACCATCCGCAAAATTTAATATTATACCCCCTGCCTTATCTGTACCTGAGAATTTCTTTTTAATCATTTTCTCAATCTCTAACTTCGCTTCGGGTAACGGAACACCATTATAAAAGTTTAAGATTGTTCCTGCACTAAATCCTGTTTTGATTTCCGAAAGGTTGTAATTACTGCATTCTAAATCTGTTTCAATAGCCTGTGTACTTCCTATATACTCAGGCATTGAATACACATTTGGGTCTTTTCCTTTTCTTGGTGCTGTAATTTTATAGATATAAATATAGCTTCCTTTGTTTTGTTTTTTATCAAACATAAAAGGCTCATATTCTTTTAATCCTGTTTTTTCTTCTGATTGGTTTCTTTCATTCCAATTTTTAGAATAATAATATTTTGATTCATCTTCATTGGTCCGTAACTTGTTTAACGGAATGTGATATAATGAAAAATCTGAACCCGATTTATTAAATATAATTTCAAGGGCAACAGAGTTAAATATTTCAAAATCTAAAAAAATTGGTTCGCTAATTTCGTTTAGTGATTCATCAGGATTAACATTTTCAATAAAGTTATTAATCTTCGCCTGTGATTCAATTGTTGTGCCTATCTTTTGAGAATTCCAACCACCACCCAATATATAATTAACCTTACCTGTAATAATTGCATTGTGAGTTGATGACCTCATATATAAGTCAATTAAATAATCGGGATAATCATTTTCTTCACCCCAATAAACCCAGTCTTTGCCACGAACTGTTTTAAATTCTGGCACCTTTACATTATCAAATTTTATATACGAAAGCGAATTACTATCCATAGGTTACATATTGTTTAGGTTGGTTATCGTATGTTGCATGAGCTGTTGTTGTTCCAACTACTTTAAGTTTTCCACTCTCTACCATTGCGCCTGTATTTGCTATTAATAGATTTGATGCACTTGCTTGTTCAAAAATCCGATAAGAATAAAAACCCGTTTCTGAAAGTGTAATAACTCCTGTCAACAAATTATTTGTTCCTGTTGTTTCTGTGATGCTGAATGAATTATATCTATCTGTATAGGCACTTGTATCTTGTGCTATAAATGTCTTACCACTCCTTGTAATATCGTTAATGAACTCAAATAAATATATAGGTGATGCTAACGTTGTTTTCTCTAACAAAGTTAATATAATTTCATTTACTGCACCTTTATTTATTAGTAACATTTATTATATTTTTAATAAAAAAACCTATGCGTAATTACATAGGTTTTCTTTGATAATTAATTAATAAGTATTATTATGAACCTATAGCAAGAGTTGCGACAATAGCTGAAGATACTGTATAAAGTGCATCGGGTTCTTTTGCCATAAAGGTTAAAGTATAACCATTCATATCACCCATTGCTTTTCCTGTTGCTCCATCTGCTGCTGTTAAATCTGCACCATTTGTTTTACCTAACCACCAATAGATACTATTAGCATCTTTTACAATAACATGTAATCGGTTTTGCGCCAATGTTCTTATGTTGTTGCGGTGTGATGCGGTCATTTTCTTCATCGTAAATGTTAACGTTGATTCGTTAAACAATGTGCCATTTTCAACAGATATAACTTCTTTAGAAACTAAAGATGCATTTTCTTTCTCAAGTTTATAAGTAAAGAAACGCTTACCACTAGAACAAGTTGCAGCAGTAATAACTCCTGAGGATGCTGTGATATTCGCCTGTGTTACATTATCAAACTCTGTTAGATATACTTCTAAGACACCACCAACGGAATCTCTACAATCAATTTCATTACCTTGAACAATATTACAACTCATTTTATTTTGGTTTTAAAAGTTTAAAAATAAGGGGGGCGAATATCACCCCCCATTAGATTATAAATTTTTGTAAGTAACTACCTCTGTAGTAAATGCTATTTGATAACCCACTTTCCACTTAATAGATGCCTTGATGTTTTGGTCGTCTGGTGAGTACCAAACTTTTGCCTCTTCCATTTCGTTAGCTAAATCCGTTCCAACAAATAAGTTTTCAGGATATGTACAAACAACCCTTGAACCGTAAGCTGCTAATGAACCTGTGATAGTGTTCAAACCATTCACAGCAACAACTTTCAGTCCGCTACCGGGTAACATAATTTCGCCTGATGTTGCTGAAGTTCCTGCATCATAATGGAATGCGTTAAGGTCTTTTAGTTTAAGTAAAAGGATTCTGAATGTATCCCATCCGCAAAATGCTACCATTTTTTTAGTCGGGTGATTCAATAATTGTGCAGGAATTTTAGAGTAGATGTCATCAAATATTCCGATAACAGTACTAGCTGTGATAGATGCTTGTGCAGTTGCTATAATTGGTGAACCTGCATCAACTTTTTTTAACCATCCATCAACTTGTTTCAAGTCATTTAAGTTAGTTAATGTAGTGTCGCCTTGCCAAGTATATTTTTCAGCACTTGCAGTAATGTTAGCCATTACGTAATCCATAATCAACTGCTCAAACGGCATTGAATCATAGTTACTACCGGGTGCTAATTTAGTAGAAGTATATTTGTTTTCCAATGTTTCAGGACAAAATACATCCTGCCATTTTAAAGGAGAAACAGTTAATGTTACTTCTGTAAATGTGTTTGAACCTGATGCGTTAAATGAACAAACACCACCAACTTGGATAGGTGCTGTGTTTGCAAATAACATTAGTCTATCGGCATTCTTAATACCTGCTTGTATTGAAATACCGGGATACTTCAAAGTTTGTGCGCCTAAAATAGCCGCTGTGTAAATCTTGTCAGCATTATCTCTGACATAGGTTGTTAAACCTGATACTGTAAATCCGCTCATGTTTTTATATTTTTATTGGTTAGTAATATTTAATAAATCTTCTTTATATTGTTTTTTAAATTCTTTTAAATCAAATGCTTTATTAGGCTTTTCAGCAGGTGTTGAACTTGGCAACTCCGCTATTTTCTCAATTAACTCAAGTGCTTTACTGAATTGCGCCTGTAATAATTCGTGTGCTTGTTTCAAATCATTAAATGATTTTTCTGATTCTGTTTTTTGATTTGCAAAAGTTTCTTTAACAGTTGTTAATTCCTTTACATATTCAGTAACGAAATCTTCTGTAGCAAATCTTGACTCTTTAATTATGCTCTCAATTATAGACTTAGCCTGTGCTTCATTCATACCTTGTGCTGGTGCAGGTGCTTGTGCTTGTGC